CTCTTTGAGGTCCTTCTGGGGTGGTTGGAGCCGAAGGGTGATAAAGGGGCCTTAGAGGCTCTTAAAAGGGCGTGTCAGAGACCTGCTGGTAGGCTTGATAACTTACCAAGCGCTCAGAGCCCCTCATTGGATTCATCATCTTCGTAAATAGATTCCAGCTCTCCCTCTTCGTTGAGGAACGCACACCGGCTATCTCTGAGCCTTTGGTAATCGTTCTCCAACAAATCTGCAAATGCTCCGACTAACGATTGGCACATCCCTGCTTCTACTACTGACTTATGAAGGACGGACTGTGCCTCAGCAATCGCAACTACTTTCTCTGCGTCATCCATCCACACCAACTCTTGGTCTTCCTCTTCCTCAGCATCCAGGAACTCAAGAGCTCGATTGGCTCGATCTTGTAAGACCGTCATTCGTGCCATCAGGAGTGGAACGTATTGAGCTGCCACTTGCTTAAGTGGTGCGTAGAACTTCTCCTTGGCGTTTGCTGGGACTAGCATTGCCACCGACACAGTGCTAAAAGCAATTTAAAGGAAATTTAGCTGGTGTCCCGTGGCGTGCCCCGTGGCGTGATAGTAGTTAAGACCGAACTCAGGCCTGGTCTAGTTGATTCTGATTCTCATTCTCATTTCTACTTGTTGCTATTGAGAGTCATTCTCAACTAGACCTAGACCTACCTGCTATTGCGACGCATTCTCAATAAGTATTCGTATAGCAAAAGGCCCCCTAATTAGGAGGCCATTGGTTATCTTTAATTGGCTCTCAGTAGGCCTAAGGTTGTGAGGATAATGGGCAGGATAAAGAGGAATAAATAGCCTAGAAATTGTGGGAATTTATAAAGCATCAATCTTCCCAGTTCTCCACCGCTGTATAAAGATCGTTCCCAAGATATGTCATAGCTGCATTCACAAAAGCCGTAGCCATATCGTCGGGATCTTCTATTGTTTGACCTTCGACAAGTTGCAACCTAGAGGTGTAACCGTAAGCGTCGCAAGCTAGGTCTAGCCATTCAAGGATTGATGTTTCGTTGTCTCTATAGAAGTTCAGAAGGTCTTTGGTGTAACACATATCGATATTGATAAAGTCTGACGTTTGATAATTGCAAAGATCTTCTGGGTTGTCATTGTAATGTTCAACAAACCAAGCGACACAATCATCTTCTAGGTCGTAATTATCTTCCAGGATGTAGCTCAATGAGTCATAGTCACATTTCACTAGCTCACGTTCGCAGAGGTTTCTATAAATATCTTTTGCGTTATCTGAAAGAGATTGCCAATCAAACGACGGACTAGGTTTAAAGATACTCAAGGCCTTACACAATTTTGTGTAGCTTTCGCTAAACATTCCCGAGTGATGCTCACTCCAGAACAAATAGTGAGCGGATGCTATGTCGAAGCGGTCAAAGGTTGCGGAAGTCATAGCTAGGAAAGGTTGAAAAGGTAAGGGTAAGGATCACTCAAAGTCTTCGAAGTCTTCGAACTCGTTTAGTTCGTCGAACAGATCCTGTTTGTCTGCTAGTTCCTGTTCCTGTTCCCACAGTGATAGTTGTTTTTCTTCCCATTGATAAGCTAGTTGGGAGTAGTGCCAGTAAACAGAATCTGGGCAAGGTGGGAGGATCATTTGACGGTTACCAGTTGTTGAGAACCTGAATAGGTTGTAGGTTGTTTGGCTGTTTCTTCGATAGCCAGGAAGACTAGGAAGCAAACAGCAGCGGTTGAAAAGATAAGTTCTCGCATTAGTAAAGCTGGCTAGGTTTGATCTCATTACCCTCGGTATCCACACAGAAATAACCAAGGGCTGCAATAGTTCCCATTGCGCTAGGGATGAGGGTTTTAGTTCCTGTCAGTCTCAATAGCAGAATGGCTTCTTGACTAATTGGGTAAGCCCTAGTGAGGCCATAGTGGCTTTCAAGCTTGAACGTGATAGTTTGCATTCGGTCAAAGGATGTAGGAGGGATTGGCCGGGATTGAGTAGGCTCCCGGTAGGCCTTTTGTTTCAGGCTTCTTTCAAGCCTTGTTCGTAGCCTTGAGCACGAGCCAGTCGGATTAGATACCAAAACTGTTCGTGATCCTTTGCGCTCAGTCTTTGGCAAACCTTTGCTGCAAATTCTGTGAACTCTTCAACAGAACTAGGAGTGGAAGCAAGGTCTCCGCTGAAAAGGTATTTAGTCCGTTTGGTTTGGGTAGTCATTAGATCGAAGGATGTAGGACTAAGCAAGACCTCTCGGCCCGCTTGAGCACCACCTTAGAGCCTGACCAGGGCCAGGCAAGGGCTGCTGTTGTGAATCGTTACAAACCGTGATAGAGGCCTAGGAGAGCCAGGAAGGGCCTTGTAAGAGGTTCTGAGGGTAAAGGGTGCTGAAAGGGTATTGAAGGGCTCTCAGAGGCTCCTAGGGCCTAGTTCGATGTGGCCATGAGCGCGTGTGTATATGCGCCTTGACGCATAACCGCATAGCTCCTAACTCATACTCAGTCCGCCTTAGGACCCCCGAGACCCTCAGGTGCTATTGCGACCCATTAGCAATAAGGCGGCATTAAAGGCCCTGGAGGGGGGGCTGGCGGCGGGGCAGATCGCTAACTAGGGCTCAAAAATCCGAAGCAAAACCTTTTGGGTACCAATAAAAAAAAAAGAGGGCCCCTTAAGACCCTCTAAAACCTCTTCAAACCCCTCCAGAAGCCCCTACAACACCCCTCTACTTATTCCGAGACCTATTAGCACTCGGACTCTGTATCCGAAGGTTAGAGCGGCTGTTATTACGAGGGTTACCGTCTTTGTGATCTACGTCCTTTCCGTTCAGTTTGTAACCGTGTTTAGCCATCTTGCGACGAGCTTTGTTACGACTAGACCTGTTTTCCCGTTGTTCGGGCTTTGAGTGGTAGTTGTCGTATTCCTTTCGGTAGTTACGCTCAGCCACAGTTAGACCCAGTTCAATGCTTTACCAATAGTAGGAAACTCTTTGCAAAAGATCTGTTTAGCCTCGTTAGCAATATTCATATGTTCCATCTGAGTCCCATTTTGAGACCGTAAATCAATGTAATGAATCCAACTCCGAGCTGTACCAGCCATATACATCCTGGTTGGAGTGGCTAGGGGTAGGACATCACGAGCACACTCTTTAGCTACCCCTACTGAGACCATCTCTCGGTACAAGTCTTGAGCCTCTTCAAAATGCTGATTAATCCTTCGGTAAAAGATCTGAGTTTTATCAGCAGTTAAATCATCAATACTGTTCTGCCTATTGCTGTTGTCTTGTCGTCTGAGGTGAGGAGGTTTGGCGTAACCAATCAGTTCTGTATCTGCATACCGCTGAGAGAACTCTTGGAACGAGAAAGACCTATGCCTAAGGATTTGAGCAGCAATAGACCTAGTGGTGTTGATTTCCAGCACCATGTGGACCATTTCAAAAGGAGACCAATGCTTGTGGTCAATCAGGTATTGGATAAGCCGTTCTGATCCTTTGCCTTTGAGTTGGTTAGCTGGGTTACTAACTCTTGCCATATACACCAGGAGTTCCTCTGCATCTGGTGTCACAGTAACCAAAGAGACACTAGGCATTTTAATTAGTACTTAAAGAGGCACTTAAAGGTAGCTCTAAGAGGCCTCTAAGTGGTACCTCTAAAGACCTCTTTAATAAGTGTCTTAAGAAGGTCTTAGAAGGAAGACAGTAAAAGACCCTTTAAAACAGGGTAATTACCTATAACAAACGTTATTTACCTTTACTACGATAAAAGACCCTTTAAAAAAGACTCTCTAAGTACCCACTTAGAGAGCCTCTTTAATTACTTTTAAATACACTCTAATCACGGCTGTCAAGACCCCTCCTTTCTACGAGCGTAAAGCCCACAGGGGTCTGTCTTAAAGATGGCTGTTTACCGTATGCACGCTCAGAGGCCCCTAGAAGCCCCTGTAAGGCCCCTCTAAGACGTTTTAGGTGTCAGGGTAGCCAAAGGGCTTTCTAAGGCCTTTTAGAGGCTCCTACGGTACAAACGCTACGCGTTAAAGCTCACTGAGCCAATTAGCGCCACCTGAGGACGCTGTAAGGGCCTTTTCAAGGTCTTCAAAGCTTGTGGCGTATCCAAGGGCATCGATCTTCAAACCACCTTCTCCTTGGATGAACCGACGCTCTAGCTCCCACTGTGCCGATTCACGAGCCTGCATAGCTTTCTGTTCTGTTTGAGCCATGGACTCCGTAAAGTACTGAACGGCCATAGCCAGAGCATCGAGTCTGTCGTCATGTCTGAGGCTGTTTTTCTCTTTGGTAATCCGAGTGAGCTGAAAGAACAGTTGGTACTGGCTTCGAGTTTCGCTTGGGTAGCTTTCCGTGGAGGCGAGGTCTTGAAGGATTACGTTCGTGTCGACCATGAGCCGGTGTTGGTTAAGGACAGGCTCAAGGGTGTCGATGATGCGGAGTTCCTTTTGCTTTGTGTGTCGGACCTCTTCAACGCTGCAGGGGTAAATCGTGCCGAGGTAGCGCTTGAGAAGCTCAGAGAACATCCCGAGGCCGAGGTTGCTTTCAACAATTATTTGCTTGACCTTGTACTCCTTAGCGATGAGGGCAAGCTTCTTGAGGTTCGGTTCGCTGTAGCCACCCCGAAGGCCACCGCTAGCGAGAAGGAAAAGGTTGCCGTTCAGGTATGCAACTACCGAGTAGCCAAGCTCGTCAGTGCCGCGTCCAGAGGGGTCAACAGCCATGACAACCCCGGTGTATTCAAGAAACTCATCCCCTATCTGAGCCGGTTTGTAGAAAAGATCACCATGAAGGCCCACTGAGGGCAGATCAAGGGCTTTATCGCCATTAGCCAGCCAGATGACCTTGTTAGGACCTTGTTCGCGGTTCAGGCGAAACACACAGAGGTCTCTGAGCTTGAGAGGAAACCGTTCCTCATCGCTCAAGCTGATGTCAAGGAGGAACTGGAGGTTGAACGTGCTACGGCCAATAGAGAGCTGTCTAGCTTCCAGTTCTTCCCAATCAAAACGTCCAGGATCTACAGGGTGCCCTGCAAGGTCTTTATCGGCTTCTAGATCTGCTTTGATCTTTGGTGCCAGACGGTCGCCGTAGTAGTCCTTGAACTTCTTGTTAGTGGGGTACAGGGCAGGCCAGATTCTGACTTCGTAACCAGAAACTTCAAGCTTTGCGTAAACGCTGTCTTGGGTGTGAGGAGTTCCAAGGAACACGATCTCCCCACCAGGCTTAATAACGGAGTCAAACTCTTTGATTGATTCCCGAAGCTTGTCCCGAATCAGTTGGGTTTCACAGGACTGGGGTGTCTCCACGTCATCAGCAACGATGAGATCAGCACGGGAGCCAGTAATCTGACCAAAAATACCGCTGGAACGTACTGAAGGAGACTGGTCTGGTTTCGCGCCGTAAACGTCAAAAGCAACTTTGCTAAACCGTTGGGTGTCGCTAGGGAACAGGTCTTTGACCATAAACCAGTTTCGGAGCAGGTCATGACAAAAGACGGAGAACGCATCTGCACGGTCCTGAGCTGCAGAGATCACCAGCACCTTACAGTTTGGATCCCGACGTAGCCTCCACAGCACATAGCCAGCCGTCAGGAAGCTTTTACCGCAACCCCTGTACGCCATGATGATCCGGCGGTTAGGACCGGTCTGCAGGTAATCAGCAACTTGATACTGAACCGGAGTAGGGCTAGGAAGTTTTAGGTAGTCCCAGAGGTAGGTAGCAAAGACAGGAAACGAAGCTGCTGCTTCTTGAATAATCTTTTCAGTCTGGCTGCTGGCTCTTGGCATTGGATTTACTTGCCCACTTGAAAACTTGGCTCAAGTTATTCTGCAGGACAACGTTCATTTTCATGAACTCAAACAACATCTTTTCCAAGTCCTCCCTAGAAGCGTTTGGAATATCCCGCCTAACTCTCTCCAGCCTTAGCTGCTGCTCTATGGAGAGATCGAAACTGGGCATAGGTGGTAGCTCATCCATTGGTTGATAACCTCTTCGCGCTTCTCACAATAGTCAGGACGGCTTTGAAACCACATTTTCCAGTGAGAACTACCCTTCTCGTGGTTACAACGCTGACAAGCTGGAACAATGTTGGTGGCTAAATCCTCACCACCTTTGGTTTTGGGATGAATGTGATCAAGGGTTAGCTGTTCGCTTTTGACACCGCAGTAGGCACATTTACAACCAAAAGCTTCTTTAATTGATTGTCTCCATTGCTTTACCGCTTCACGACGCTGGAGGGCTTGAAGATTCGCCATAGCAGCCTCTGGTGTCAAATAGACAAAGCCCCCGGATGGCGAACGAATCACCATACCGAGGGCTCTGCTTTGTACATATAGGAAGGGTTAATTCCTAAGCACTAATATAAGACCGAACTTTCTTCAGATCGACCTCTGGCAGTGCAGAAATCATCTCAGAAATAGCAGAAACATCACCGCCGTTAAGAGCAGTAATACCTTGGTCTTTCAGGAACTTAATAGCGTTAGCAAGGTCAGACGCTTTAACGTCATCACGGTTCAGTTGATCAATCAGTTTGGTAGCCACCAGACGGTGAAGACTAAACAGATCGTCCTCTGAAGCCAGACCCTCAGTCTTATTTAGAGACTTTTTTGGAGCGGCTGCCATAGATAACTCGGAACAGTTTCAACCCCAATTGTACGAGGCTGTTTTCTTTCAATTTAGAAACACCAATAATTTCAGAAGCAGCAAAAGCACTTAACCAAAGAGCTGCTTGCACTGAAGGATCAGAGAAGTCCATAGGAATAATTAGGACGGTTTCTTGATCAAGATAGCCCAACCCGACCCAGGACCTTCAACAAGCCAC